TTATCCGGGCTTTAAGATTGGCCCCCATCATAGGAAGCTAGCCAAAATCTTCCAAGACGTCATTGACGGTAAGAAAAAGCGCGTGATTATCAACATCGCGCCACGTATGGGTAAGTCAGAGTTCTCTTCCTACCTGTTCCCCGCCTACTTCCTTGGCAAATACCCCGAGAAAAAGATCATCATGGGCACGCACACCGCGGGTCTGTCTGAGGATTTTGGTCGTCGCGTGCGAAATTTGCTGGAATCTGAAGAATACGCAGAGATTTTCCCCAAAACTAGGGTAGCTGACGACCAGAAAGCCGCCGGTAAGTGGTCAACTAGCGCCGGAGGCCAGTACTATGCAGCCGGTGTGGGTGGTGCGTTGGCTGGTCGTGGTGCAGATTTGTTTGTAATTGACGACCCGCACTCAGAACAGGACATGAAAGCCAACAGCCGCGGTGCATTTGATGCCGCGTGGACGTGGTTCCAGCAAGGTCCGCTACAACGTCTGATGCCAAACGGCGCAATTATCGTAATCATGACGCGTTGGAGCTTGGTTGACCTGACCGGACGCTTAATTGACTACCAGATAAAGAACCCCAACGCCGATACGTGGGAGATTGTTGAACTTCCTGCGATATTTAACGAAGACACGCCGGAAGAAAAGTCGTTGTGGCCTGAGCAGTGGCCGTTGGAGATGTTAAAAGCCAAAAAGGCTAACTTAGACCCACGGTTTTGGAACGCGCAGTACATGCAGAACCCCACATCGGACGTATCAGCCATCATTGGCCGTGGTTCGTGGAAAATTTGGGAGCATGATGAGCCTCCGCAGTGCGATTACGTCATTCAGAGCTGGGATACGGCGCATGAATCCAAAACATCAGCCGACTATAGCGCTTGCACAACGTGGGGCGTTTGGTATAACGACGAGGACAACGGTGCGCCTAACCTGATATTGCTAGATGCGTTCAAAGACCGGATGCAGTTCCCTGAACTAAAGGCAGTTGCCTTGAAACACTACAAGGAGTGGGAGCCAGATGCGTTCATTGTGGAGAAAAAGGCAGCAGGGGCACCTCTCATCCAAGAACTCAGAGCAATGGGCATCCCCGTCGATGAGTTCACCCCCAGCCGAGGCCGCGTCAAAGGCACTACAGACAAAACCGCCCGTCTTAACGCTGTCGCTGATTTCTTCCACAGTGGCAAGGTATGGGCTCCAGATACACGATGGGCACGAGAAGTGATTGAAGAGGTCGCAGCCTTTCCTGTGGGAGAGAATGACGACTATGTTGATACGGTGTCCCAAGCGCTGCTGCGCTATCGCCAAGGCGGCTTCGTTAGTCTGCCAAGCGACTACGAGGATGAACCGCAATTTTTTAAACGCAAGACACACGCATACTATTAAGGACGCATCATGTCGATAGATAAAGCATTGTACGCTGCCCCCTTGGGCATGCCAGCCGACGCAGAAGAAGACGGCATAGAGATTGAGATTGAAGACCCAGAGGCGGTGCATATCACCGCTGGCGACCTTGAAATCGACATTGAACCGGACGACGAAACCATAGACGACTTTAACGCCAACCTTGCAGAAGAAATGGATGAGAGCGAATTGCAGTCGCTTGTGTCTGAGGTTTTGGATGATGTGCGTAACGACTTGTCTTCACGCAAGGATTGGGAAGACACCTATAAAGAAGGCTTGACGCTGTTAGGTTTGAAGTACGACGAGCGTACCGAGCCGTGGGCAGGTGCGTGTGGCGTGTTCCACCCTATGATTACTGAAGCCGTTGTAAGATTTCAATCAGAAACAATTACAGAAACATTCCCAGCCAAAGGCCCAACCAAAGCCAAGATATTGGGTAAAGAAACGCCGGCTAAAAAAGAAATTGCAGAACGCGTGCAAGACGACATGAACTACGAATTGACTGAGGTCATGAAAGAGTTTCGTCCTGAACATGAACGCATGCTGTTCTCTTTGCCAGCCATCGGTTCGGCATTTAAGAAGGTGTATAAGGACCCCACACTAGATCGCCAGACATCGGTTTACGTATCAGCAGAAGACATCATCCTGCCGTATGGCACGACAGAACTACAAACGTGCCCCCGCTTGACGCATCGCATGCGCAAGACTGAGAACGACATTCTGAAGTTACAAAAGGCTGGGTTCTATCGCGACCTTGATTTGGGTGAGCCACCGAAAGTAACGAACGAAACGCAACAAAAGAAAGACAAAGAGTCAGGCATGTCAGCGTCGTTTGACGACCGCTACGAGCTGTATGAAGTGCATATCGACCTTGACTTGCCCGGCTATGAAGATGTGGATGACGATGGTGAACCCACCGGCATTGCGCTGCCATACGTTGTAACGATACTTAAAGGCTCCGACGAGATACTGGCAATACGTCGTAACTGGTTGGAAGACGATGATCTCAAACTAAAGAGGCAGCACTTTGTTCACTACCAATATATTCCCGGCTTTGGTCCCTACGGCTTCGGGTTGTTTCATCTCATCGGTGGCTACGCCAAGTCAGCCACCAGCCTCATGCGTCAGCTCGTGGATGCGGGAACTCTCAGCAATCTCCCCGGAGGACTTAAGTCGCGAGGACTTCGGATTAAAGGTGATGACACACCCATCGCCCCCGGCGAATGGCGAGACGTAGATACAGGTTCAGGAGCTATCCGTGACAACATATTGCCGCTACCTTACAAAGAACCATCGGCTACTCTATTCCAGCTCCTTGGTACTATCGTTGCGGAGGGCCGACGTTTCGCAGCAACTGCCGACATCCAAGTGTCCGATATGTCGGCTAATACTCCGGTGGGAACAACTCTGGCCATACTTGAACGAACGCTCAAGGTTATGTCTGCCGTCCAAGCCCGAGTCCACTACGCGCTCAAACAAGAACTCCAACTCTTAGCAGCAATCATTCGTGACTACTCGCCTGAAGATTACGAGTACGAGCCTGAGTCTGGCAACAAGCGTGCTAAAAAGTCTGACTACTCTGACGTAGAGATTATTCCTGTCTCTGACCCCAACGCGGCCACTATGTCGCAGCGGGTTGTTCAATACCAAGCGGTGTTGCAGTTAGCGCAGACTGCGCCACAGATATACGACATGCCTGTGTTGCATCGTCAGATGTTGGATGTGCTAGGTATAAAGAACGCAGCTAAGTTGGTGCCAACAGAAGAAGATCGTGCGCCTCAAGACCCGATAACAGAAAACATGAACGTGCTAAAGCTAAAGCCCGTAAAAGCGTTTATGTATCAAGACCACGAAGCGCATATCAAAGTACACATGGCCGCAGTCCAAGACCCACTCATTCAACAGATGATGGGGCAGAACCCACAAGCGCCAATGATTCAACAAGCGATGATGGCGCACATTGCAGAACACTTAGGCTTTGCTTACCGCAACAAGATACAAGAAGCGTTGGGCGCTGACTTGCCTATGCCTGATGAAAAGATGGACCCCGCTGTCGAAGTACAGCTCTCACGACTTGTCGCACAAGCCGCACCTATTGTTTTACAAAACAGCCAAGGCCAAGCTGCACAGCAAGCCGCCGCTGCACAAGCGCAACAAAACCAGCAAGACCCTGTTATCCAAATGCAGATGCAGGAGCTACAACTCAAGATACAAGAGCTTGAGCTTAAGAAACAAAAACTCTCAATTGATGCCGCTGCACAAGCTGACAAACTTGATCTGGAGAAAGAAAAAGTTTCCGCGCAGTTTGAGTTGGAAGGTATGAAGCTTGGTATGAAGTCCAAGCAAGACCAAGAACGCATGTCTTCAGATAACGAGAAAGAAGGACTTCGTATTGGCGCAGATATTTCACGAAGTAAAGCTGACATGGACTTAAAACGCCAGCAGCTTAATAAACCCCAACCTAAGTCAAAAGGAGCTAAATGACAACCCTACAGGAGTACACGTCGTTCGTTGACATCCTGCGCAAGAAAATTCGGGATGATATGAACAACTACGCTGACGACATTGCAGGTGGCGTTTGCGCTGATTATGCGGCTTATACAAAGCTTTGCGGTGTGATTCAAGGTCTAGCTATCGCAGAGCGCCATTTACTTGACCTTGCTGAGAAAGCCACAAAGGACGATTTTGATGAGTGATTTATTACTCCCGCAGTATTTGAAAGACTTGATTAAACAAGAGAAAGACTTAACAAGCGAAGCAGTTGATGCACCCGGTGATGACGATAAAGCGCGTCAACTACCAAGACCTGTTGGGCACAAAATTTTGTGCGCAGTACCACCAGCAGGAGACACGTTTGATGATTCGTTGATTGCTAAAGCAAGTGTTTCACAGCGCATTGAAGAACAAACTACAACGGTGCTGTTTGTTGTGTCGTTGGGTCCTGATGCGTACAAAGATAAAGACAGATTCCCAAGCGGTCCTTGGTGTAAAGAAGGTGATTTTGTTTTGGTTCGTGCTTACAGCGGCACTCGATTCCAGATTCATGGGCGCGATTTCCGCATGATCTTTGACGATCAGGTGGATGGCACGGTAGAAGACCCACGCGGTTACGCACGCGCAGCATAAGGAGAAG